CAAGGAATTGAGAGAACTGTTTAAGCAGATCGAGGCTAAAACAAACGAGGCTAAGACGCTTATGTCCGGCGAAAACGCGGATATTGAGGCGGCTAATAAGCTCATGGATGAGGTCGACGAGCTTAAAACCGAATATGCGACAAAGAAGCGCATATATGACGAAATGAAGCGTCAGGAAACAAAGGGCGCGCCGGCGCCGGAAAGCGACACGCCTACCGACGACGGCGACAAGAAGAAAGCGAGCGCGCTGTCATTGTTTGTTACCGCGATCAAGGCGATTATAAATCCGGCTAAGTACGCCACCGATAAGCGCCTTGTCGAGGGAACAGGTGCGGACGGCGGCTTTACCGTCCCGGAGGATATTCAGACAAAAATCGAACACTGGCCGGAGGTACAGTATTCGCTCTTAAACGATATTGATGTCGTACCGGTATCAACCAACAAAGGCGCGAGAACATATCAGAAGAAAACCGCAGTCGACACATTCGCCGATCTCGACGAAAACGGCGCGATCACAAAAGAGATCACAGCTCCGAAGTTTGAGCGTATCACTTATACGATCCAGGATAGAGCCGGTTTTATGCCGATCAGTAACGATCTGATCGACGACTCGGACGCGAATATCCTCGCGATCGTCACCGAATGGCTCGCAAGAGCGAATATCGCGACAGCAAACGCGAAGATCCTCGGCATTATCAACAACAAAGAGCAGACCGAATTTGACGGTATCGCCGGTATCAAGTACGCGATAAACGTTACACTCGGACAGGCGTACAAGGGTAACGCGAAGATCTTTACCAACGACGACGGTTTGAACTACCTCGATAACCTGGTTGACGGTAACGGTCGCCCGCTGCTTAATCCGAACGTAACGGACTCGACCGTATACAAGCTCCGTTGCGGTACGGTCGTTGTACCGATCCGCGTGCTGCCGAACAGCGTTCTCGCGACAACGGATAACAAAGTACCGTTTATCGTTGGCGATCTGAAAGAGGCGGTCAGAAAATACGATCGTAGAAGTATGTCGATCAAGGCGTCCGATGTGGCGACAATCGGCAATTTCAACGCGTACGCTATGAACATGACGCTCCTCCGCGCGATCATGCGCGACGATTACAAGGCGCTCGATAATGACTCCTTTGTAAACGGTTATATCGATATTTCAGAAGCCGAGGACGAGGGCGACGGCGAGTAAGCAACAATTATGATCGGGAGGTTTGTACATGGCAACAATGATAACCGCTGATACCGTAAAAAAATACCTCGGTATCGATTACGCCGACGAAATGGTTGACGCTAATATTTCACGCTGCATACAGACCGCCGATACATATTTAAAAGGCTCAATCGGCGAGGATTATCCGACGGACGATCCTCGCGCGATCGAACTTACTTTAATTATCGTCGCCGATCTATATAATAACCGTAATCTGCAAGCGGCGGCCGGCGGTAATGTATCGGCGAATACTCGTAAATTGGTCGACGATATATCTTTACAATTACGCCTTGAATTACGCTCCAGGAGCGATAAGGAGGGCGATAATAATGACGACTAAGATATTCGATCGACCGATCACGATACAGCGGCAAAACACCGATACGGAAGAATGGAGCGACCTTTATACCGTTCACGCCTCAATAAATAAATCAAGCTCGGATAATACCTATCTCGGATCCGGCGCGAGTCAATCGAAGCGGAATTTAACATTTGAAATCCGTTATTTCGCCGGACTTGAAAAAGTCGGACTTGATCGACAGTATTATCGTATCATTTATCGGGGTGAAGTGTTCGACATTGAGGATTACGACGACTATATGTTACAGCATGAAACTGTTAAATTTTACGGGGTGAGTTACTAATGAGTCAGACAATTCGTATTGACAAGCTCAACGAAGCGATTTCCGCAGAACTTAACAAGTATAATAAAGCAGTTGTAACAGGGTTAAAAAAATCCGCGTCGAACGCTATGAACGAACTGGTTAAAGTCACGAAAGAAACCGCTCCGGTCGGACAACGTAAAAAGCATTATCGGGATAGTATCACATCAAAAACCGTTATCGAAACCGAAACCGGAATAACAAAGGTATGGTATGTAAAGGCTCCGAATTACAGATTATCACACTTGTTAAATAACGGTCACGCTTTACGAAACGGCGGTCGCGTCGTCGGTACAAATTTTATCGGTCGCGCAGTCGATACTATTTCAAACAAATACGTAAAAGAAATTGAGGAGGTTTTAAAGAGTGGTTAAAAGGATTTTGACCGCTGCCGGACTCGTTGAAAACCAAACATTTCGCGAATGTCGGTTTTTGAAACCGCCGAAAACAAGCTATGCCGTATTTTTCGATACGGTACAGCGGCGCGGATCAGATGAAGCAGCGCGAATTAAAAATCATTCCATAACGATCGAACTTTATGAATACGCTCCGGATCCAACAGTTGAACAGAATATCGAAACGCAGCTTGACGCGGCGTTTTCAAAAATGTTGACGGGGTGGGCTAAAAGCGAGCGCGTATGGATTGAGTCGGAGCAGCTATATCAAGTAATATATTCGTTTGAATATATAGAAAAATAACACTGAAAGACTAACTATTAAAAGTCAAGAGGAAAATGAAAATTTCTTTAAAAATTTTTAGGTTAGTCGAACTAATCAGTTGTACATTGAAAATTGCATGACAAATAGAGCAACGCCTGTTGCTCGTCAAAAATATTGAAATGAAGGATCAGATCTGTCTGTATAGCTGACCGGATTTTTCTAAGTGGTAAATAACTCTAACAAGCTTCTTGGCTGCATGAGATATTGCAACATTGTAATGCTTTCCTTCGGCTCGTTTCTTAGCAAGATATTCGCCAAAGGATGAATCCCAGTTGCACACGAACTTAGTAGCATTTAAAAGAGCGTATCTTAAATATCTGGAACCGCGTTTTTCCATATGAGAATATGTAGAGGTCAACTGACCGGATTGATAAGTCGAAGGCGACAGACCGGCATAAGCAAGAATCTTATCAGGTGATGAAAACCTGTCGAAATCACCGATCTCGGCAATGATCATAGCGCCCATACGGTAGCTGATACCGGGGATACTGAGAATAGGAGAATTGATTTTATCCATAATGGATTTAATGGCATCCTCTATCTCTTTTATCTCTGCGTCAAGCTCTCGTATAAGCTTTATCGTATGCTTGAGCTCAAGTGACTTTGCGGGCATATCAGAGCCGATGGAGCGTCTTGCTGCATCTCTGATAAGAATAGCTTTATCTCTGCCATAATGACCTTTAGATGCGTCATAAAGCAAGTTGGTAAGCCGTGTCAGATGAGCTGATGAGATATGCATAGCAGATGGAAATTCGCTTAATAGCTCATATACAGAATTGATATGTAGCGTTGGAACGAGCTTTTCCAATTCCGGAAAAAGTATGTTTACAAGCCTTGCGACAGAGGTTTTAAGTTTAGCTCTGTCAGAAACTTTATCAAATCTGTATCTTGTTAGTGACTTTAGCTCTTCGTTGTGATATAATATATCTGAGTAGGACTTTAAGTTCACATCAGACATTAACATCATAGCGATAGTATGGGCATCGACCTTATCGGTTTTAGTCTTTCTGAGGGTAAGTGACTTTCGATACAGATTGGTGTGTAGAGGATTGATAACAAAGGTGTGTAGACCTTTATCAAGAAGGAAACCCAGAATATTGTATGAATAATGTCCGGTTGCTTCAAGTCCTACTTTTATGTTATCAAAATCATTTGACAGGGACTTGATCTTCTTAAAAAGGTCATTGAAGCCATCCAAATTGTTTTGGAAAGTAAAGGCGTTAAACAAGACTTCACCATAGGAATTGCATATAAAGCAATCGTGCTTATCCTTTGCCACATCAATACCAACTAAGATCATAAAAAAACCTCATTTCATAAAATATTTGACACTGTTTAGATCCACAGGGACTCTCTGCGATTGTAACCTTGTTCTAAATAAACCGTCATGCGGTATCTAACTGATTAACAACTGTACAAAGAGGCTGTGGTTAGAGCCTTTCAGAAACCATCAAGTGGTAGGAGATTTTAACTAATCCACAGCATCTATAACAGTATAGCATATGCCCTTGTAGAGGGGCAATAAAAACTACTAAATATATAATACAAGGAGATTTTTGGAGATGAGTGATTTATATATGAAATTTACAGCTGCGGGCGACATGTTGATCCAAAGACGCATTCCGTCCGATTATGAAGGGTTTACCGAGATCAAACAATATATAGAAAAGGGCGATGCCAGATTTTTTAATTTGGAAACAACGATCGGCGAAGGAGATTTTTTTGCAAATCAATACTGCGGCGGCAGTTATCTGATGGCACCGCCGGCCGTGCTTGATGATGCAAAAAGCTTCGGCTTTAATATGCTGAGCTTTGCAAACAATCACTCTATGGATTTTTCGCATGACGGACTCATGTCAACAAAAAAAGCGGTTGACGAGGCTGGATTTCCTAATGCGGGAGCGGGAGCAAATTTAGACGAAGCTGCCGCGCCTGCCTATCTTGATACCAAAAACGGGCGCGTCGCGCTTATATCTGTCGTGTCTACCATGATGAACGGAGCGGCAATGGCAGGGAGGCAGTCACGAAGATTCAAGGGCCGTCCCGGAGTAAACGGACTGAGGATCGATGAGCATATTGAGGTAAC